TCACTCGCCGGACGGACTCGTGTCGTCGGACTCGTGTGCAACGTCGATTACGAGTCCGTTGGGTCCGTACCAGCGAACCTCACCGGAGGCGAATTTCACCTTGCCGACCAGGCGGGTGCTGAAATGCCACTCGGTCAGGTCGGGCTCGTCGCATCCCTCCTCGGGTTTGAACCCCCAGGGGCGGGGTTCTTCGCGTCGCACGTCCGGTGCGGAGTAGTGCGGCGGCATGGGGTGATCGCCGCTAATGGCGCATAGTGATCGCCGCACGTACTCGGTGTAGTTCAGCAGGTCGTTTGCGTCGCGTTGCCGCATACCGTGGAGCGCGCAGATTGCTTTGACTGATTGAAGCGCACCATCCACGTCAGCGCATCCCATCGGTCGCGCAGTTCCGCAGGAAGGGCGTGTGCGTGGCTCGAACCCGCTTGCAGCAGTGCGGAGGCACGACCATTTCGGTCCCGATGAACGTCCTCGGTCGCCGGGACTCGCACGAAGGACGCCCGGTCACTTGAGTCGCGGTCGACGGTTGTGAAGTCGGCGAGTGCGGCAATCAACTGATCGGCAGCGAAACTTCGACGCCGTTCCTCGTCGAGGCGCTGCGTCTCGCGCCGCTCGTTGGCCGCCAGGTCCGTCTCATGCTTCAAGACCTTGGCCGTTTGGCGAAAACCCACCCAAGCGGCGATGCCACCGCCGACGAGCGCACCCAGGAGTGCCGCCAGCATCTCAGTCATGCTGAGCAACATAACCTCGGCGACCGACAACGTACGTTTCCCTGACGAGCCTGCCCCCGCACTGACGAGCGGTGATAGTTCGCTATCCGGGGATCGTCCGGCGCATCCACGCCGGAGTCGCCGTGATAGTGCCTTCGCGGGCACGCCGGGCGGCGTCCAGCGGCGACGCGAACCCCCACTGCTGACCGATCGAGTGCACCAGCACGTCGTGAGCCACGACGACGGCGGCGAGGCTGTCGGGCTGGTGCTGCCCGGCCTGCCAGGTGACCGCCGACTGTTCGAGGGCGGGCAAGTGCCCGGCGATGCGGGTGGTGCCGACTTCGAGGCCTTGCAGTAACGCCGCCGAGCGGGCGAGTGCGTCGCCGCCGCCACGCCCCGACCCCTTTGGAGGCCAGGTGGTGACCTTGATCGGACGATTGAGCTTGGCGCGGCGTAGCGCGTCGTTGACGACACGACGGTAGGTCTCGCGAGCAGAGAAGCCCTCGACAGCGATCTCCGACGCGCCGACGTCGACCGCCAGATCGACAGCGGCCCTGGCCCATTGATCTGACGTCATGGGTGCGCTCACGTCGGCGATCACGGCCACCACGCCCTCCCCGGTGAGGCTCGCCGCCACGATGCCGCAGCTGTCGCCGGAGCCGGAGTCGGCGGGGTCGACGCCGATCACTGTCTTGATCGCGCCGCTCGGGGCTGCGGGCAGACGCCAGTGATCCAGCCACTCCCGCTTGACGAGACCGCCTTCCGGTGCCGAGGGCACGCCCTCGTACAGCGCGTACCAGGAGCGCTCACCCGAGGTGCGCCGAGCGGCGGCGTAGTGGTCGGCGGTGTAGCCCAGCACCGACGTCATCGCCACGCCGGGGGCGCGGCCCAGCACGTCGGGCACCCCGGTCTCGGCGACGGCGGGCACGTTGGTGTGAGTCCAGACGTCGGGTTCGGCGTCGAGCAGTTCACCGGCGAGGTCATGTTCGTGCCATCGCGTCATCACCAGCATCACGGACCCGCCGGGGTGGACGCGGGTCGCCAGCGTCGAGCGGTACTCGTTGACCACGCGGCGACGGTGAGCGGCGCTGTCGGCCTCGGCGGCATCCTTCACCGGGTCATCAATGATCATCAGGTCGGCACCGAAACCCGTCACACCGCTGTTGATGCCGGTCGCCAGCAACCCACCCGCATGGCCGTCGACCCGCCAGCGGCCCACCGCCGTCTTGTCGGACGACAGGCGGAAGCCCAGGTAGTCCGCGTACTCATTGATGAGCTGGCGCGCCTCGCGGCTGTGCGCCTGAGCAAGTTCGTCGCTGTAGCTGACAAGCACGATCTGCAGATCGGGGTTGTGCATCAGCGCCCACACCACCTCCCAGACCGCGAGCAGTCGCGACTTGCCGGTGCGCGGCGGGGTCGTCACGATGTCGCGGCAGTCCGGCTCCTCGACGGCGCGCACCGCGATGTCTGACAGCAGCCAAATCGTCGGCGTGATGACGAACTTCGGGTCCAGCCGCCGCGCCAGATCGGCAGGGCTGGTGGGCCGTTGCCCGCCTCGATCGGCCCGCATCACGCGAGCAGCGGTGAGCGGAGCCGGGTCAGCGGTCGTGGTGCTCATGCTGCGGTCCTCTGCTTGCGGTCGAAGCCCGCGCTCGCCGCGTCCCAGAGGTCGGTGCGAGCCCACTGGTGGCCACAGCGACCGCAGGCGTAAGTACACGTCACGCGGCTGCCGCCGGGCCAGGTGACCGAGGTCGGCTCCGTCAGTGCGGCCAGCCGAACCGGGCGATCAGCCTGGTCGCCGAGCGGGTTGCACCGCGGGCAGTAGTCGGGCAGGTAGTCGATATGGCGGCGGTCGGTCAGGGCCACGGTGGTCATGATGGGTCTCCTCGGTGGTGTCGTTGGCGAGTCGTGCTGGTGGTGGCCCGGTCGCCACGCCGCCGAGGCTCGGCGCGGTGATCGGTGAAGTCAGGCGGCGATCGGCGGCACCCGACGCAGTCCGGCTTTGAGGCTGGCGAGTTGACTGCTGCTGCGCCCGCCGCCGTCGGTGATGCCCAGCGCCTTGCACACGTCGTCGTGGGTCGCCTCGCTGTTGCGGTGGATCGTCCTGGCGAGGTTGATCACAGCGGGCCAGGTGCGTTCGAGCAGCGGCTGCACGGTCCGCCGCGCCTCGGCCGAGGTGTCGCTGTAGCCGTAGACGTCGGCTGCTGCAGCGGCGGCACAGATCGACTTGTGGTCGCCGTGGCCACTGCCTCGCATCAGGGCGCGCATCGTGCGCTGCGAGGGGTGTCGACCGTCGAGCCACCGCCCTTCGCCATACGGTCCCGCATACGCGATCGCGGGCGAACTGGACGGCGGTACCTCCTCGAACGTGGTCAGGCCGTTGACACCCCACACGCGGCTGTCGGTCATCACTGCCGAGCGGACGACGCCGCCGAGCAGCGCCCCGGCGACGGCGTGGGAACTCTCATGCACGGCGATGCGCAGGCTCATCTTGTCGTGGTCGGTGAGGTCGGCCCACGTCAGCGGACGGCGGGTGTTGGTCATGGTCAGCCCTTTCTAGGCATTACAGAGCATTACAATTTCGGTCTCGGTGGACGCCGGGGCGATCGGCACATAGCTCAGATCATCGCCCCGACGCCACCTTGGAGACCGCCAGGAGAAGCGTTGTCGCTGAACAGTTTCGAGTGGTTCCGCTTGCGGGCCTTTTGGTCGCGGGCGTCGGCACGTTCCGCGGCGGCGTGCTGGTGCTCGGCGATGCACGCGGCGCAGGTATAGCCCCAGACGCTGCCCTTCCACTGCCAGCACGGACCGTTGCACGACCGGCAACGCGGGCCGCGATAGGTGCTCATCGAATCGTGTCCTCTCGGGCGGATCGGTCAGACGTCAATGCCCAGCGCGGCCAACTCGGCGCGGGGATCGACGGCGGGCTTGGTCGGGGCGGCGGGGCGCTCGGCGGCGGCAATGACCGCACGCTCAAGCGACAGTGCCGCCCGATCGACGGTCTCGCGGAGCAGGCTTTCGAGCCGATCGGAGCGTGACGCCTGCCCGCGCAGCGCGGGCGCGCCGGGCGGGAACGCCCGCGCCAACAGGTCACCCAGCGCGGCGTCGATCGACTCGACCATCTCGGTCAGCACCGCCACCCACGAGCCGTCGGCGATCATCTCGTCGGTGATCTCCGGCAGCGCCGGACGCGGGGCGAGGTCAATCAGCGTCGTTATCGCGTACTTGCGCTTGCCGTCTTCGTCGGCCAGGTGCGCCGTCTTGGCGCGGGCATCGTGCTCGGCGAGCCAGCCGGTTGCGGTGCCCGCAGCCTCATGCGCCGCGTCGGCGAAGGCGAGCACCTGCCGTCGCAGCTGCAGGGGGCTGGGTCGGGCGGCGACCCGAGCAGCCAGTGGCCCGGCGACTTCCGCGACCTCGCGGCGCAATGACCAGTCGCCGTCGTGGACGACGGGCAGGTGGGCGCGACGGCGGCGGCGAACTTCGGCCTGCTTCATGGCGAGGCGTCCTCTCGACCGGCGGTACGGCGGCTTGGGCTTGGTGGGCGGCGTCAGCGGCTCACCCCGCATCGCGATCATCGGGCCACCGCCTCGCGCAGCTGGATGCCGAGCCGATCGACACCGGCTCGGTTCAGCTGACCCGACTCGGCGGCCACGGCGCGCTGAAGGCGGTAGTAGGCCAACGCCTGGCGACACTCGATCACTCGGGGGTCGTCGTCGGGCGCTCCGCGTGACTTCAGCACTGCCAACCGGCCGACCCATGTACCGCGTTCCCGCGACTCGGGGTCCACAGCGACGTCGCATCTGATCATGATTCAAGCCAAGCAAACGACCGTGCAGAGTTACTTCGCAACCATGTGGGTCCATCGTCTGACAGCCCGCCTGCCTGCGGAAACGCACTTTATGCACAGGATGCGTACATCGTGCACAGAGCATTCCCACGGCGGCCATATGCTCAGACGGTGCGAGGCCAAGACACGATCACCTCATCAGTGCGATTCGTGGCCGACCCCCGCTACTCGTTTGCCAGCTACTACAGTCCAGTGCGAACTGCACGGCGTATCTGGGAGCGAATGCGAGCGATGTCGACAAGAGGCTTTTACCGGGAGATCAAGCGGCGCAGACGCTACGAGGTAGACGAGGTCGCCGGTTGGTTCTCGCAGGTATCGCATGCTCGCGTGAACGATATCGCCGACCGCATGGCGGACTACGTCGGTGCGCAGCTACCGAAGGTCATCCGCAGCAAGTCAGGCTTGAGCGATTACCGAACAAGTCCCTATGTGCTGATGGCTACCGCTGGCGCTCTACGGCTAGAAGACTTCCGAGACCTGGCAAAGTTCTTGATCGACATCAAGCTGTACATGGGCCTAGAGACGTCTTTCGGCAAGTCGATCGAAAGCGTCGTCATGCAGACGTACCCAATCGACACACCCGCCGAGGATCGCTGGGGCAGCCCCGTCGAGAAGGTGGAGGAATTCGCGACGTACGTCGGTCTGTCGGCGGAAGAGAAGTCCGCGAAGCGCGTCGATTCAGTGTGGCGCGAGATTGACAGCGCCTGCGTCCACGGCAACCGCCGCCACCTGATGACGATAAAGAGCGGCACCGCGACGATCAACGACACACAAGTCAGCGGGATGTTTACGGCTATCAGGGACAACCACGAAAAATGGTTGGCGTCCAGCCGAGAACGATTCGGCGTCGAAGGTATTGATGTCGTGATCGGGCTTACCTACGGGACCGACTGGACAACCAATAACAAAGAGAACCAGATCCTGGCGAAGCTTCTATCGGCAGGTTTTGTCGAGGTCGATAGAGAGGCGCAGCCTGGCGTCATACGAAACGCGGACGGCACCGTCCGCGTCTATCGAGCTATCGGCGTCGACTACTGGGCCTATGCAGGCAACCCAACCACGCCGGCAGCCGCCGAGTTCACTTTCTTGGAGGTTCTACTGGGTCTGGCACGCGCCCTGCGGATAGCTCATGAACAAGAGGACATAGGCGCGGCACTCAACGAACGACTGGATCTGCTCGGCGATGCTTTCAAGCAGTTGCGGTTCCCCGAGGGAGACAACATTCCCTCATGGGTCGCCCAAGAACTCGGCGTGACGGAGTTGTCCTGGCTTGCGGCCGCTATGAACGCGTTCTTCGATGGAGCGTAAGCCTAAACGGCTTCCTCATCGAGGTCGAAGAGGGTGAGATTATTTTCCGAGCGTCGTTTGGCGCTGTACTCTGCTGAACCGCCCGCGCCATCCCATACAAACGCTTGACCCGCCTTCCACCACTGCCTGGTGCGGACGTGCGAGCGGATGTAGACGCGGCGAAACCTCGGAAGTTGTTCGCAGTCCTTCGGCGTCGAGTTGATGCAGGCCAGGATGGCCTCGCCCGCAACTCGCCCAAGCCGCGTGGGCACCGCGTTCCCCACCTGCTTCATCTGCTGGGTTGGTGTGCCCACGAATTCCCAGCCGTCAGGAAACTCTTGAATGCGAGCGCACTCACCAACGGTCAATGCCCTCACCTCGAAAGGGTGGCACATGCTCGTGCTCGCGTGATTCGGCAAAGTGGTGATCGTCGGGCACGGCAAGTCCCACGACAGCCGCCGCCACCAACCGGAACGACCGCCCTTGGCAAAATAGGCGCGGCCCATCGACTCCTCGGCGATCTCCGGTGGCAGCATTCGCCAGTTCCCCCCCGGTGGGATCAGCGACAGATACTTCTTCTTTCGCGGCGAGAAGTCCATAATTACCGGTTCGTCCTCGGTAAAGCCTTCGAGGACAGCGCCAAGGCTGGTGAAGGGCAGCCTATCTGGGCATTCATCTGTCGGTCCATGACTTGGCTGCGGGAAGTCGATCAGGTGGCCTTCTCTGGTTCCGACGAACAACACCCGCTCGCGGAGTTGTGGCGCTCCATAGTTGACTGCGTTGACTTCGAAAGCGTCCGCCCGATACGCGCCACCGTCTATCTCTGCTAAGTCCTCGACCCAGGTGTCGACTACGGAGCCGGGTTGCTCCTCGACCGTCAAAGGGGCGCCACCCTTTTCGGGCCTCTCGGCGATCGGGCGATGCTTCACCCCGGCCGAAAGCAAGCCACGAACGTTCTCCATAACGAAGTATCTAGGTCTGAATGCGTCGACGAATCGGAGAAAATCAAAGATCAGCATCCCGCGTGGATCGGACATTGTGCCGCGCCGTCCCGCTGTGCTGAAAGCCTGGCACGGCGGCCCGCCAACAAGTACGTCCAGGTCACCAGGTTTAAGCCCGAGCTGGCTCATCAAAGCGTAGGGGTCGTACTGCGAGAGATCAGCCTCGATCACCTTCGTCTTACGAGTACCGAAAAGACCCGCATCGCGATTCATGCGCAGCGTTTCGCAGAACTGGCTTTCGAGTTCCAGGCAGGCAAGAAGGTCGAACTCGCCCGTTTGATCTAGACCAACATCCAACCCGCCTGCGCCGGAGAACAGCGAGACTACCTTGAGCTTCCTGGGGCGAGGCATGGCCGAAATCCTAGTTGGACCGACTGACTACGCGTGGTAGGCGCTCTGCCTCGACCCAGGCGCAGCACACTCCGGAACGAACGTCCAGGCAACTTGGCCGGAGCTGCGAGCGCGTAGCGTCATAATGTGACCGAATCGTGGGCGTCTAATGACCACGTTCGGCGGCTGATGCAGGGCAATCGGGGGCGAGACACCCGACCCGAAATTGCGGTACGCAAGCTAGTCCATGCGATGGGCCTCCGGTACCGGGTCAACGCCCGACCACTGCCGACGCTGCGCCGGACCGCCGATCTCGTCTTCACCCGCCGACGAGTCGCGGTGTTCATCGACGGGTGCTTCTGGCACGGCTGCCCTGAGCACCACCGCCAGCCCAGCACGAACTCGGGCTACTGGTCGGCGAAAGTGCGCCGAAACCGCCAGCGCGACGCAACCACGAATGAGGCGTTGGCGGCGGCGGGCTGGACGGTGCTCCGGTTCTGGGCACATGAACCGCCTGCCGGAGTCGCCGGGGCAATCCGCGCAGCCGTCACCGACTAGATCAGCTGCAGCACGCCGCCATCGTAGTGGTGCTCATCGCGCCCAAACCGGCCTGACGGCTGGCCGTTGTCGAACTCGACCACGGCCTGATCGCCGTCGACCTCGACCACCCGGCCCGCCCAGCCCGATCCGTTCTGCACGCGGTCACCAACTTTGAGCAGTTCCATGCGGCCCAAGCTACGCCCGGACACCGACACGACCGCACTACCTCTGGAAGGTGCCGTATCCCTCGATCGCGTAGACGGCCACGCCACCAACCATGCCGACGGCGGGGAACACGAACCGCTCGGTGTAGGAGTCGTGGATCAGCGCGCCATCGCCTTCGATCACCGAGCCCGGCTGCATCATCCAGTTGTCGACGTAGCGGCGGAACGCCTCGGCGGTGACCACCGGGGCGTCGCCCACGAAGCCCACCGCGAGCAGCCAGGCGTCGGGGTCGCCCGCGATGTCGGAGCGCACGCTATCGCCGGTCCAGTCGATGCCCTCGACGCCGGTCATGGCGGTCATTCCTTCCCCGATTCGTGCACGTCCCAGGTGAGCACCGCCATCGCCGCGCTCGCCAACTCCTTGCCCGCGTGCAGCATGTCATCCTCGGTCGGGCCGCGACCCTCCCACCGCGCCAGAGCGGTCGACAGCTGCTCGACCAGCTGCGCCGGGATCATCGCCCGACCGTCTCGCGGTCGGCCACCTGGCGGTCCATCTTGGTGAAGTGCCAGCTGGTGCCGGGGTAGGCACCCGGTTCGGCGTGCGCGGCCTGCAGGTTGCGCATCCGCGCCGACACCGCCGTCGGTGTGCGGCCCAGCTGCTCGGCGAGCGCCTTCACCTCTTCGTCCTGCGCGGTGAGCTTGCCGTGTTGGCGGAACAGATCGTCCACGGCGATGATGTGCTCCTCGGTCCAAGGCATCGGTGCCACCCGCTCGCGCACGTTGTAGACGGTGGCCCGGCTGACGCCGTACTCGCGGGCCAGCGCCGACGCCGACTCACCCTCGATCAGCCGCTGAGCCACCGCTTCGGCCTGTTCCTCGTCCAGCGTCGGCACCCGGCCCTTGTAGACACCCTTGGTCTTCGCGACGGCGATGCCCTCACGTTGGCGCTCAAGCAGCAGCGACCGCTCGAACTCCGCCACCGCGCCCATGACCGACAGCATCAGCACCGCGCACGAATCGTTGGTGTCGCCAAACGTTAAGCCCTCCTTGACGAACCGAACCAACACACCCTTGGCGGTGAGGTCGTCCACCGTGCGGCGGAGGTCGACCAGCGACCGGGCCAGCCGATCCATCGAGTGCACCACCAGTTCGTCGCCCTCGCGAAGGTGCGCCATCATCGCCTGAAACTGCGGGCGGTTGGTGTCCTTGCCGCTGGCGTGATCGGTGAACACCTTGTCCAGTTGAATACCGTCTAACTGACGGTCGGTGTTCTGGTCGGCGGTGCTAACCCGCACGTAGCCGACGATTTGCCCCTTGCCCACGGTGGTGCCTCTCGGTTGTCTAGATAATTTCTAGACTCATCTTAGACTACCGTCTATCAATGCGCTACCGACCCTAGTTAGACGGCGGATGCGGCGTCGCCGACCGTCTTATATGACTAGAGCCTTCTTAGACTCCGGGGTCAGCGGCTGGGTCGCCAGCCCGGCGCACCCGTCGTCGCGGGCGGCTCCGTGAAAGCGTCGTTCGGGCGCTGCACGCGCCAATCATCGCCGAGGTCAGCTGTCGGCTCCGCCGTCGAGCCGCGATTCGATCGCGAAGCGCGCCAGTCCGATCCGAGTCCGCTGTTGTTGCCCATGTCTTGATCCTCCTCTGTCAGGGTGCAGATCAGCGCCGCTGCGACGCGCCGGGATCGAAGCCGCGCAACGGGTCGTAGCCGCCGCCGTCGGCCCGGCGCTGCGGGGCCGGGGTCTCCCTGGCCCGCTGCTCGATCGACCGTGAGGTGAGCAGAGCCAGCGCCGCGCTCAGGTCGCCCGGCCCGCTGTCGTCGCCGTCGTCGGTCGATTCCGGCTGGCTCTCGCCAACGCTCGCAGCCGAATCGACCGGCATCAGGTCATCGTGGGGGGGCGGGCGGCTTGGCCGGTGCTCCGGTCCTGTGATCCAGAACCGCTGCCCACTCCCGCAACTCGTCGGGGCTGAGCGCACCGAGGCCCACGGCCTGCCGGGCGACGTCGGCGTGCAGCGCCCACAGCGCGTCACCGTCGCCGATGACGGTGCCGAACAACTCGCGGCACTCGCTCACCGCCTGCTGCTGCAGCGCCCTCGGGTCTAGCCGACCGTGCGCCACGTCGTCGGCGACGCTCAGCGCCGCGTCGATCGCGTCGCGCTTGGTGAGAGTGCTCATCGTTCGATCTCTTTCGGTTCGATCACTTCGGCGTCGACCACTTCGAGCAGCCGCCGTCGGGCGTCTTCGATAATCGCCGCCGGGGTCTGGGTGACAGTGACGTCGAGCTTGTCGGGCGCGTTAAGGCCGTACAACTTGGCCATTTCGGCGTCGGCGCGAGTGATCACGTCGATGAGCCGGGCGACTGACTGGTGATCACCGGCCTTCTGCGACTCCGCCAGCGACCGCAGCGCCGCACCGAGGGTCACCCGCTTGCGCTCCACGATCCCGGCCCGCGCCGACTCGGCGTTGGGCAGCGGGTTGCGCTCGCGGTACCGCTTCACCGCCAGCTGCGCCGCGCCCACGCTCCTGAACCCGAGCGCGTCGCGAATCTTCGACCACGACTGCATCCCGACCTCACGCATCACGAACGCCTGCTCGGCGCGGGCGCGGGAGTCGGCCAGCGGCATCACCTGTCCCATACCTCATGCCTACCTCAGAACCGTGCACGACTGAGGTAGCCCGACGGCGGGCGGGCGGGGGTCGGTCGCCTCGCCCGTCTCGCAGCTCCCCGGCCCGCGCCAGCCTCGCGCGCGCACGCGACCCCTCGTATTGCGATCTAAGCGTTCTAACACAAAACCCCTGGTAGATGGGGTGGAGAGAACGCGGCCTAAGCGCGATCTAAGGGGCGTTCTAAGGCGACGGAAACGCGGCCTAAGCAGCGGGTCTTAGAACGCGCCGCCGCCCTTAGACCGCCCGCGTAGGACGCACCCCCGAAACGCACCCTGACCTGCTTAGAACGCTTAGATCGCTTAGGCCGCTCATGTCCACGCGTGCGCGTGCGCGAGACGGCCGCCCACCGCTACGCGATCTTCCACAGGTGCCGCTTGTCCTTGCCGAACCCCTCACTGCGCGTGGCGATCTTGGGGTGCGCGCAGCGGGCGCGGGCGTCGGTAATCTGCCGCCGGGTGTGGCCCTCGCCCTCTCCGGCGGCGATCACGTCGGCGGCGTCGACTTCGCCGGTCTCCTTGTCGGCGTGCTCGGCGAGGTACTGCACCAGGAACTCCTGCACCGGCGAGGTGCGCCGCCCGCCGCGCCGCTCCTCGAACAGCACGTCATCGACCGTCGAATCGGCGGTCCACGCGAACCGGAACCGGGCGGTCGCCGTCTTGCCCTTGCGGGTCTCGACCACGGCTCCGGTCACCTCGTACCGCAGCGACGGCAGATCGTTGCGCCCGACGGAGTTCTTGGGCTGCGAGAACACCCGCTCACCGCTCACAGGGTCCGCCGCGAACACCATCACCGCCCGAGCGACGTCCTTGAACGCGCCGCTGCCGGTGATGCGGGTGAGCGAGTCCAGGCCGGTGGCCTTGTTGAAGTGAGCCAGCGCGACCACTGCCGCGCCGGTCTTGTCGGCCATCGCCGCCAGCGGCTCTAAGGCGGTGCGCACGTCTCGGGTGCCGTTGGTGTCCAGTCCGGCGCTCATCGTTGACATCAGCGGGTCGATCACGACCAGGGCGACGTCGTTGTCGGTGATCGACCGCGTGAGCAGTTCCACGTCGTCGGGCAGGCTCAGCGTCACCGTCGCGCACTCGCTGACGGCGACCTCGACGCGGGCCACCATCGACAGATCGGCACCCGCAGCCATCAGGCGCGGCACCAGCGTGTGCTTCCAGCTGTCCTCGGTCGCGAGGTAGAACACCCGCTTCGGCTTCCCGTAGTGCGAGCCGGGCAGGGTGCCGCGAGTGATCTTCGCGGCGAGCCAGATACCGAAGCTCGACTTGCCCGACCCCTCACGCCCGGCGGCGATGCTCACCATGCCGCACGCGATGCGCCCGTCGGTCTCGACCTCCGGCGGCGACCAGGTGTGCCCCGGCGCGACGCACGCGATGTCCTCAACCAGGAACGGGTTGGGCGCAGTGGTGCCGTCGGGTACCAGCTGGGCGGTGTTGCGCATCGAGATGTCCACCCACAGCCAGTCGACCGGCTCCGGCTCGATCTCGCACGCCCAGGTGATCTGCAGACTCCGGCCCGCTCCGCTGCCACGACCATCGGCGACGCCCTCACCGCCGCTCGCGGTGTCGGTCTTGCGGTAGCTGTCGAGGAACACCACATCCGCGTCGTCCAGCGCCATCTCGGCGGCGTCGGTCAACTCGATCCCGAGCGCGTCCATCGCCTCGCCCTCCTTGCCGTTGTAGTGCAGCAGCGCGACCGCCTGCAGCTTGCTGATGGTGCGTTTGCCGGCCCTGGCCGCGATGTGGCTCTCCCACGGCTCGCCGGGGTTGTCGGTCCAGATGTGCAGCGGCGGGTCTGCCGAGTTCGTCCACTCCGCGCAGCTCAGCTCGTGGGCGGTGGCCGACTTCGGGCTGGCGTGGGTGCCCGGCCCCGTCCACGTCGGGCAGCCGCAGCCGTCGGCCTTTCCGGTCGCCACCCACCCGGCGGGTTCGAGGATCGCCGCCCACGACACGCCAGCGCCCCACCGAGCAACCGGGTCGGCGCTGGTGTCGGCGCGGGCGTGGCCGTCGATGGTCCGGCTGGCGTACCCCTGCCCGTAGCTAGTGATTGTCTCGGCCAGCCAGCCGGGCAGCGCGTAGACCGGCGAGCCGGTCGCCTCATAGGTGCCCTCGGGGCGCACGCTCGGCGGCGTCAGGGCGTAGTTTCCCGCGCCCCAGATCACCGCGTAGCCGTCCTCACCGCCGACCTTCATCGACCCCGGCTGCTCCGGCAGCTCGATGCCCTTGGGCACCGTGAAGTAGAAGTGACCGCCGTCGCGGTGCACCAGCGTCACCCCGTCCGGCCCGAGTTGACCAGGCGTGCGCACTGTCGGCGTCGTGCCGGGGTCGGCGTCGGCGTCGGCCAGGAACGCGGCGAGCTGCGCGGCGGTGTCGCAGTCGACCACGACCAAACGGCTGCGCCCCAGCGACAGCGCGACGTTGACCTCCACGGCATCACCGAACGTCGCCGCATAGCGGCCCAAGTACCGATTGAGCGTGTCGACATCGGTGGTGGCGAGGTGGACCCCGGCGGCGGATTTCGCCTTGGCCCAGTGCGGGTTGCCCGTCGCCTGCGCGGCCTCGCGGGCGGCGCGATTGTCGGCGCTACGCCGCTGCGGTGTGCGTACATCGGCGGGCTTCTTGCTCGCCGGGTAGACGAGCAGCGGTGCAGCGCCGAGCGTCGCCAGCGCGTGGACGTAGTCACGCACGCCGTCGTGGTCGTCGGCCTTCGGCGCTTGACTTAGCAGAGCCGTCAGCTCGGCAGCGCGGTTGCTAGACTCGGGGTTGTTCTTCGGGTCGGACATCGGGCCGTACCTCTCGTTGAGATCGGAAGAGCGTGACTCTGCGGTGGAGTCGTTGGTGGTGATGCCGCCTGGCACATGCGTCCGAGGCCAAACGAACGCGCTGGGCGGCATCGCTGTTATGTGGATCTAATCTTGTTGCGGCACTGGCGGTCTCGGCTCGATCGTGTGAGCGGTGATGAAGTCGGCGAGATCACCGGCCCGGTACAGCACGCGCCGACCGATCTTGACGAAGCGGGGTCCGGCTCCGCGCCACCGTTCGATCGCCAGCGCGTTCTCGGTCATGCACCGCAGCGCGGCGACGTCACGCGGCAGCAGTAGTGCGTCGGGGTTGTTGAGGGTGACGGTGGTCATCGGCGAGTCTCCTTTCTGCCGATGTGGCTGTGCTTCTGGACGTTACGGCCCGACCATGCAGGCACAGGCGGATCGTGCTCGGAGTTTCCCGACACCGGAGTGCTTGTCGCCGTGGCTGATTGGAGCGTTTTGCCCACAGCGATCAGCGGGCCGTGCGGTCGGCGTATATCTCTGCCGGGATGACCGGCTTCATCATCGCGTCGACATCGGCGACCTTCACGCGGATTGCGCTGCCGGCTTGTCCGACAGCCGGTACGCGGGCAGCTCGCCGCTGGCGATCTTGTCGCGGAAGGTGAATACCGAGAACCCGGTACGGGTCGCGGCGTCCTGCAGGGAGATGAAATGCGGGTGGCGGTGGTCTTGGCACTCACTGGGTTCTGCTCCGTGGTCTGGTGATCTCCCCGGCCGAGATTGGAAGAGGAGACGGAGACGGAGGGGGTCGTGCCTGAGACAGAGAGTGAGGCTGAGAGTGCGGGTCTGGGGCTATTTGACCGGCCCGCTAAGAATAGCCGATGGCGCGATCGGTTTCGTTAGGTTCTGACTGGACGTCCCAGAATCGTTGTGGGGGTGCGGGATTCACCCCGCCGCTGGCGCGTCGCCCGCACCCGCCGGAGCCGCCAATGCCGACAACCGATCGGCGAGCATGTCGGCCCGCCCGGCGGCGACGTGCTGATAGCGCATGGCGGTGCCGCTGGTGACGTGACCCAGCCGGACCATGACCTCCTTGGTGGTGCCTCCGGCGACCGCCGCCATCACCCCGCCGAAGTGCCGCAGGTCATGGAAGTGCAGTTCGTCCTTGCCGATGGCTTGCCGGGCGTTGAAGAACGGCGTGCGGTACCGGCCCTCCGCGTAATACCCGCCCGTCACCGGGTCGGCGAACAGCAGCGCCGTCTTGGCCTCGCCGACGTGGGCACGCAGGTGCGCGGTGATGATCGGGCGCAGGTGCGGCGGGACGGTGACGGTGCGGTTGGACTCCCGCGTCTTCGTTGGCCCGGCCTCGAACTTGCCGTGCCGGAACGTCACCGCCTTGCTCACGCGCACCGTCGCGGCGTCGTCAGCGACGTCGCCCCGCGTCAGCGCGAACAGCTCGCCCCGGCGCAGCCCGCACCACCCGGCCAGCAGCACCGTCAGCCGCAGCGCCTCAGGCATCTTGTCGGCCAGCGCCGCGAGTTCGTCCGGCTCCAACAGCACCACCGACCGCTTGGTGTGCTTCACCGCCGCCGCGCCCTTGATGCGCGCCGGGCTGCGGTCGATCAGCCCGTCATCGACCGCCGTGTTCATCACCGCCTGCAGCACGCCGTAGGCCTGCGCGTTGCGGGTGCGGTGCTCGGTACCGAGGCCGGTGAACCACACCCGCACGTCCTCGGGCGTGATCTCGGCGATCGCCGAATCCCCCAGCGTCGGCAAGATGTTGCGGTCGAGGTGGTACGCGTAGTTGTCCTTCGTGCGCGGCGAGATACTGCGGTGCTCCAACCACGGCTTCGCGTAATCGCGCAGCGTCAGCTTGCGCGCCGCCGCCTTGGTCACCCGCTCGGCGGGCGGGGTCCAGGTGCCCGGCTTGCGCCGGTCGAGGTCGATCAGGTCGCGCTCGTTCTGCAGCCATGCCGCGCCGGAGTCCTTCGTCGGGAACGTCGCCGGGGCGTAGTGCAGCTGACCCTGGTGCGGGTAGCTCGCCTGCCAGCGGCCCGACCCGCGTTGACGCAACCGCCCGAACCCACGACGGCTACGGGTGGCGGGGGCGGTGTTCGTTTGCGGCAT